ATGGTTTTATAGCACAAGAAGTTAAAGCTACTATAGATAGTCACGGTTTAAAAGAAGGCTTTGATATGTGGCAAGAAGATGAAGCAGACGGAAGGCAAAGAATTGCACCTAACGCTATTATGTCTGTCATGGTTAAAGCAGTCCAAGAACTGTCTACGCAAGTAGATGAATTAAAAGCCCAAATAACAACTTTAAAAGGAGAATAATATGGCACAAACAGTAAGCGAAGTCTTAACAGCAGCAACAGATAGCGTAACACTTATCAACGGTGTAAACGGTGGAACTTGGGATGTTGAAGGCATGGAGCAGTCTGACATTAACGATATGGTACAAAGGAACGTAGACCACATAGAACTAGTCTTAGCCTATGCACCTGTTGATTCAGATGACGATACTCCAGACGTAGCTGGTAGTTCAGATGATAAAACATCTTATACAACTGCGATCTCGACTGGTAAAAGCTACATATCATCTAATAGCTAAAAATGGCACTATTGCCCGTAACTCCGCCCGCTGGCATAGTCACAAACGGAACTGACTATGCTAACAAAGGTCGTTGGGTTGACGGCAATCTCGTGCGTTTTGAAAATGGCTATCTAAAGCCTATCGGTGGTTGGTCTAAACTAAAAACTACAGCACTAGACGGAGAGCCTATAGGTATGTATGCCTATAAGGACAACCTAGGTGCTTCTATTTTAGCTGTTGGTACAAGGCAAAAAGTATATGTCTTATACGACAACACATGGACTGACATAACACCATCTGGTTTTGTAAACGATGCCTCTAATGATCCCCTTGGTTATGGTGCATACCACTATGATGTAGAAGATTATGGCGATGCTAGAAGTCAATCTGGATTACCTCTTGATACAGGTCATTTCTCCTTTGATAACTGGGGAGAGGATTTAGTCTTTTGTTTTTCTGGCGATGGTAAAATATACAAATGGCGACCTGTTTCAGGCGGAACAGCTGATACCATAGGTACAGTTGTAACTAACGCACCTACAGGCTGTCAGGCTGTCCTAGTAACTAATGAAAGGCATTTAGTTGCCATTGGTTCTGGTGGAGATCCTAGGAAGATATCTTGGAGTGATAGAGAAGATAGAAACACTTGGACATCTAAAGCTACCAATACAGCAGGTGATGTACAAATACCTACAGGTGGTAGAGCATTACTAGCAGTTAAATACCAAAACGATGTCATTATCTTTAGTGATACTGGTATAGATAGAATGAGCTATGTAGGCTCTCCTTTTGTTTATGGTATAGCAGCAGCTGGTGCAAACTGTAAGGCAGTCAGCAGAAGATCAGTAGTTCAAACTGGTAATTTCCTAGCGTGGATGGGTGAAAACTCATTCTTTGTTTACGATGGCGTTGTGCGTGAAATACCATGCGATGTGCATGATTATGTATATGACCAACTAAACGTACCAGGAAGAAAAGCGTGCTGGGGTGGACATAACTCTAACTTCAACGAAATATGGTGGGGTTTTCCAAGCGGCGCAAGTCAATATAAACCAAACAAATATGTAATCTGGAACTACTTAGCAAACACTTGGTCTATAGGAACAATGGATAGAGGATGCTGGATAGATCAAGGTGCTTTTGATTTCCCTATAGCTGGAGACTCTCTTGGCTTTATATACGAGCATGAATCAACCACATTATCTAACTCACCAAACCTTAACTCTGACGCGCCATTTTGTACAAGTGGTCCAATAGAACTAGGTAATGGCGATAACTATGTGCAATGTAATCAGATTATTCCAGACGAAGAAGCAAACACATTACCAGGTGTGACAATAAGTTTTAAAGGTAAGTTTACCCCGCTAGGGCCAACAACAGACTTTGGTAGTTTTACCTTTGAAAACGATGGATATACTGATGCTAGGTTTACAGCAAGACAAGTACAGATGACTGTAACAGGTGGCACAGCACAAGACTTTCAAGTTGGTAATATAAGATTAAACCTAAGGAACAGAGGTAGAAGATAATGGATTTATCCTCACAAAGACAATATATACAACGTATAGAAGTAGCACATAGCATACTTACAACTACAGACTTAACAACATTTTACACAGCTCCAAGTGGCGATGACTTTACTTGTGCTGTAATTGAATCTATCTTGGTATGTGACCATGATAATCAGCAAACTAAGATTACCTTTACAGTAGATAATGCAGGCACTACTTACACTATATTTAAAGAATATAACATTACTGCTTATGATACAGAGGAACTTTTAACTAGAAGTCTGTTTTTACATCAAGGCGATGTTGTAAAGATACAAGCAGATCGTGCTGGTAATTTAACTGTTTATGCAAGTATTGTTGAGTATGGAAAAGGCGACTAATAAAGTAGTAGACATACAAGAGGCACAAAAAGATCCTTGGGAAGTTGAATGGGAAAGATGTAAGCCTTATATAGCAAAGGCTGTAAAACATCAAGATTCCTATACAATTGATGACATAGAGGATAAAATAAGAGGTGGAATATTCCATTTATGGCCAGGCAAAAAGTCTGCATACATAACAGAATTTGTAATATATCCACAAGTAAAAGCCATGAACCTTTTATTTTGTGGTGGCGATTATAAAGAACTAGAAGAAATGCTACCTCACATAGAGGAGTTCGCTAAGAAAGCTGGCATACAAAGGCTTTACGGCGGTGGCAGAAAAGGATGGACTAGGAAACTAAAACATCTAGGATTTGAAACAGAATATTTAATTAGAAAAGACTTATGAGTAAAGGCAAAACCACAACAGTATCAGAAGCAAGTTTACCAGCTTTCCAAGAGGCGCAGTTTAAAGAACTCTTTGGAGCAGCTAAAGGTGTAGCACAACAACCCTTTGTACCCTATACAGGACCAATGACTGCTGGCTTCTCTCCCGATCAATTAAGACAATTTCAAGCTACGAGAGGTATGTTTGAATCTGGTATGGGTTATGACCCAACCAAAGCCTTACAAGGATTAGCGCAAGAACAAAGACCTATGACTGGTCAAGCTGCATCTCTGCTTGGTCAAGATATAGGTGCATATCAATCCCCATATCAACAACAAGTTATAGACCTTGCTATGGGCGACATACAACGACAAGCTGACATAGCGCGTGGCAGTGCGCAGGATAGAGCAATTAGATCAGGCGCTTTTGGTGGTTCAAGATCAGCAATATTAGAAGCAGAATCACAAAGACCTTACGCAGAGCAAATGGCTAGAACATCTGCTGGTTTAAGACAGTCTGGTTTTCAGCAAGCGCAGGCGGCGGCGGAGCGTGATGTGGCAAGGCAACAACAGATGCAAATGTTTGCGCCAGAGCTTGAGTTAAGAGCAAGACAACAACAAGCAGGATTGCTAGGTGGCTTACAAGGACAACAAGTTCAAGGATTAGGATTGCTAGGGCAAGCGGGTGCGCAGCAGCAGGGACTACAACAAAGAGCAATCGATGCACAAAGAGGCGAGTTCCAAAGAGCGCTTGGTTATGGACCACAACAAATTGGTTTATTACAAGGTGGTATGGGTACACCCCTTGTAACCACAACGCAGACTGGAAGCAAAAAAACTGGTTTAGGTGATATATTGGGTACTGGCGCACAACTATATGCAACAAAGTTAATGTTTTCTGACAAAACATTAAAAGAAAATATTAAACCAATAGGTACATCTGAAAATGGACACAATGTATATACATGGGATTGGAACGATAAAGCTAAAGAGCTTGGAGTAAACGATCCAACAACAGGCGTTCTAGCGCAAGAGGTTATGAAGTATATGCCAGAGGCTGTATCTAAACACGCTAATGGTTATTACATGGTTAATTACGGAGTTTTATAAATGATAGGACCATCTTATGTGCCAAGTATTTTATCCTCGCAAAATGAAGATAAAAATGCTGTACCAACATCCACGCCTTTAAATCTTACAACCCCATACGGAATGTCATTACAACAGCCTAATTTTGGACCTTTTACACCTGCAATAACCAAAAATGCCAATCCTGTTACAGGAGCTACTGCTGGTAATAAAAACAATAAACTTGCATTAATGCTTTACGCATTAGGCGGAGCTTTAAAAGGCGACAAGAACTTTGTGGAAAACACTATGCAGTTACAGCAAATGCAAGAAGGCAAAAAAAAGCAAGAAGAACAAAACAAGCTGTGGGAAAAGTTTAAGACAGAACATTCTATAGACCCACAAGTATCTAGTCTTGGCGATATGATGGAGCCAAACCAAAGATTAGAATTAATGATGAAAACAATGGATAAAGGCAATGGAAAAATATTTGAAGGACAAGGCTTTAATAATCAGTTGTTCAACATCCTTCTGCAAGGACAAAAAGACCCATCTATAAGACAGTCTCCTATATATAAAACTGCATATGATCGTTTATCGCAACCACAAACAGAAACATATATAAATGAAGTTGGACAACAGGTAACTAGAAAAATACCAGGCATTATTTCCCAAGAAGATTATTTACCACCTACTGATGTTGCTGCGGTAGATGAAAAACCAGATGTTACAGAACCAAAAGAAGAAGAAATTGTTAAGGTGTCTCCAGAAAGAAGAAAAACTTTACTAAAACAAGTTGACACAGTAAATGCTGCGGAAAGAAAAATAATAGCTTTCAAAGAAAAAATAGATGTAGTACAACCTAACCCACTTACAAGTGGAAAAGATAGAGCTGATATACAAAGCTCATATACAGCACTGCTGTTAGAATTGAAAAATTTAGCAGAACTAGGTGTGTTGGCTGGTGAAGATTTAAAATTATTACAAGACATGGTTGGTGATCCTACAGGATTCAAACAATTTTTTATAGCAGGCGGTACTGAAGGCATAAAGATACAGTTAGATAACTTATTAAGCTCTATTAGTGGTCAAAAAACACCAATATATACCGAATTAGGAATGGAAATGCCTGAAGGAACAGTGACGCAAAGAAAAGAAACTGCTTATTTAAGAGGCAAAAAAATAGAAGTAAATGCAGCTGGAGATGGTTGGATTTATTCTGATACTCGTGAGGCGGTAGAGCAATAAAATGGCCACACCTTTACCAGAAGGAGCAACAAAAATACCTCCAATCCCTAGCGGTGCTTTATCTTTTGATAATTTAGATAACGAAACAGGTGCGCCAAAAAAGATAAGAGCAGTTGTTTCTGCGTATAAAAAACCTGAAGATAAATTAAAATTAATCAAAAAGTATTATCCAGATGCCATTCCTTTTGGTTCAGATAACTATGTATTTACAAATCCTAAAACCAAACAGCCAACCCTATTTAATCCAGGTGGTTTTGATTTAGGCGATGTTTTTGAATATGGAAGAATAGCAGTTGAAATTACAGCAGGTGTTGCTGGTTTTGCAGCAGGAGCAACAGTATCAAGTCCAACAATAGTTGGTGTACCAGTTGCGGGTGCGGCTACTTCTGCCGCTGCTTCAGTAACAGCTGGCGAGTTATACGATGCGTCATTGCGTTATTTTTTTGGACAAGACACAGAAGATACAAGATCTATAAAAGAACACGCTGGCGATATAGCATTACAAACAACAATAGAGGGACTAACACCATTTCCTTTAGCTAAAGGTACAGAAATTCTTAGAGATGGCGCGGCCAAGGTTTTTACAAATCCGTCAGCAAAAGCAGTTTATAACTCTGCTGATAATCTTGGTATGAAAGATTTGCCATTAGGGGTTACTGTCCCTGGAGTTGCTAAAACAGAAAACGCATTAGCAACAACTGTAGGCGGTAATAGTATTGTAAAAGCATACAACAATGGATTGAGTCAACTAGATAATGCTATAAAAGATTTGACTGCAACTGGTAGTAATTTTGGCACAAAAGATGCTGGAGATTTAATATTGGATGCTGCTTTAAAATTTGAAACTGATTTTATGATGAGATCGGATATTTTATACAAATCATTAAATAGAAAAATACCTAATTATAAAAAGTTCAAACTAAAAAATACCAAAAAAGTATTAGACTCTAACAAGTATCTATTCAAAGACAAGGGACTTGGCGAGTTGCTTGGAAAAAACACGAGCGATAAACTGAATGTATATTTTAAAGGAGATCCAATATTAACATATAGGGATATAGCGCAGCTTAGAACAGAAATTGGCAAAAAACTTAAAGGCAATTTTGTAGTGGGAACTTCTCCTGATTTAACTGATCTTAAAAAATTATATGGCGCACTTTCAGATGATTTGTTTGATTCAGCACAATCAATTGGTGGAAATGTTGCTGCACAAGCTAAAAGAATAAATGATTTTTATAAAATAAATACCGATATTATAAAAAAACAAATATTACCAATTACTACACAATCTGGTAAAGATTTTTTACCCCCTGAAAAAATATATGCTAAATTGCTAACAAATCTTAGAACTGAACCTTCTAAAACAAACGAATTATTAAATAACATTTTTAACAGAAACCTAGCCAATGAAAATCAATTAATATTACTTGGCGAAAAACAATTTTACGATATTACTAGAGATGTTGCTGGCGATTTCAGTGTAGGGAAAACAGTTTCAAATCTAAACAAATTTAGGCTAGGCACAAACGAATTACCTATATCCATACAATCCCTAGGAACAAAAGTTGATGATATTGAGACTGTAACGAAAGGATTTAAAAATGCTGGAAAGTCAGTTAACTTTTCAAACACAGCCTTTGGTAACGCTTCAAGAGAATTTTATACAGCCATAGGTATAGGAACTGGTAGTGGCCTGCTAACTGGAGATCCAACAACAGGATTAACTGTTGCAGCGGGTGCATATGCAACGCCAAAAATATTAGCAACTGCTTTAACAAATCCAGTAACTAGAGCCTCATTTAAAAACTGGGCAACCAAAGCTAACCTGCCATTAAACGCTAAAATATCTGTTTTAACAAGCATAGGTCTGGGAGGCCCACAAGCTCGTAGTTTAATTGAAGATCAATATAAACAAGAGTCATTACTCCCAGAATTAGAGCCAACGCCGCAATAATCCCATGCCGCGCCAATCCGAAAGAGTTGGCCGATCTGGAGAATACTTAGTAGCCTCGCTACTTTCTTTATATGCTGATACTGTATTGGTAGTTCCTCACAGCGCGGAGGCAGACATCATCTTTGATGTTGACCATACGCTATACAAGTGCCAGGTTAAAACACAATCAAAAATACAAACACATAGAGTGTCATGGCAGTTTGATTTTAGGCGTGGTGCTTTTACCAAAGACAGATACTACGATGACGAAGCTTTAGATGTTTATGCTTTGGTTGCTTTAGATCCGCAGAAAGTTTTGTTTGCTTTTCCTAATGGTAAGAAGCAGATGACTATTACAGACAAAAAGTTACAAGCGATGGACTCGCTGGAGAATACAAAAAATCTATTTAAAGAGCTTCGATGTCAACAGACACTTTAGGATTGTCGTAATGTTGCACAGAGTTCATACCTAAAGATATTAGATACTCAACCACTTTGGCAGGTTCTTTCTGCTCACTTTTACAAAAATCCTTAAACTTTTTAGCAAGATGCTTGTTTATATATACAGGTTTCCTACCATTTCTTTCTTTTAAGATACGATCATCAAACTCATATAGATTCATAGTTACCTCATTTATCTAGCGAGAACTCTACAGAATACCTACCAATGTCAGCACCCTTGGCATCAACGCCATGTACCATCTGCAACTCTAAGTCTATAAAGTGTTTCGCTTTTAACAAGTCGGTTACTCTATCTGACTTCTCGCCTTTGCTTCTGGTTATATACTTTAAACAACTACCTAGATTATAAGATAGTTTGTTTGCATATATATAGTCTATAGGTTGTATCTTGGATTGCTTGTAATGCGTTCCAGCTACTTGGTTGTTGGTAGCAAGCTTATCTATAGCCTGATCCCATTCCTGTTCTGTTCCTATATTCGTATGTGCATATATTGTTTTATTCATAAAAATTCTCCACTTTTTTTAATAGTATTACTTGTAAATTAGTAATATTGGTTTATTATAAACAAAAATATAAATAAAAGGGAAATTTATGGATATATTAGAAAAGAATTTTGACATATCAAATACCATAGAAGTTGACGAATTAGCTAAGCGCTGGGGAGTCAGCAAGAAAACAATCGATAATAGAAGATATAGAGGGCAAGGTCCTAGCTATTTCAAGATTGGTGGGAAGATACTTTATGATCTTAAAGATGTGCAAAAGATGGAAAACGACTCTTATATATCTGTAGATGGCACACGCTAAACTAAGCCCTTCAGCAGCGAAGATATGGATGGCTTGTCCAGGTATGCCGCAACTCTTAGCTTCTATGCAAGTAGAATACAAGGTTGGAATACCAGCAGCGACAGGTACATTGATTCACGAAATGGTAGAGACACTACTAAAAGGAAGGCTAAACAACCTAACACTAGAAGAATACTATCTTGGTACAACACACCATGTAGAGGACTTTGATATCACAGTTGACCAAGAGATGATTGATTGTGCTAATACTTATGTAGATTACATAGATCAAAGAATGATGGACTTGGATGTAGCAAGACCATTGATTGAAGAAAAAGTTAATATGCCAGAGATACATATGGATCTATGGGGAACAGCAGATGCAATCCTCATTGGTAAAGATATGATAGAGATAATAGATCTTAAATCTGGTAAGTGGGCAGTAGAAGCAGATAACCCACAAATGCGTATCTATGCACTTGGTGCATTATCCAGATACGGAGATGACTGCACAGTTCAGATGACCATAGTACAACCAAGAGGTTGGCATAAAGATGGTCCTATTAGATCATATTCCATATCAGCTATTAACTTAGTTGAATGGGCCTATGAAACTTTGAAGCCAGCTGCTGAAGCTTGCTACGAAGAAATACCCACATACAACTATAGTAAAGACGGATGCCGTTGGTGTAATGCTAAAGCTGAATGTGATACTTATAAACTAAACCAAAAGGGAGAATAATATGGCGGATCAAGAGCCAATAACTTTTAGCATCACAGAGGATGATGTTACTAAAGACTATAACCTAGATGACTTATCGGAAGAAGGTCAGACTGTTTATAGAAAACTAAACCTGTTACAAGCGCAGAAGAATGAACTTGTAGCTAACGCAAACTTTGAAGCAGAGAAGAATGACATCTTACAAGCACATTACTTAAATGAGCTAAAAGGTTATCTGCCAGAAGATAAACCAAAGATTGAGGTGCAATAATGTCGTTAGCTAATATTAGGCAAAAGGCAAAACTAAAACCACCTATCATAGTATTGTATGGTCCTGGTGGAATCGGGAAAACATCTTTTGGTGCAACTATGAATAAACCAATCATAGTACAAGCAGAAGATGGTATAGGTAAGATTGAGTGTCCTCACTTTCCTGTAGCGAAAACTTATGTTGAACTACAAGACAACCTAAAGTCATTAATTGAAGAAGATAGCGAATACAAAACTGTCATAGTAGATAGTTTGGATTGGTTAGAAACTTTAATGCAAGACTATGTGTGTGAAAAGAATGGATGGCCAGATATATCTTCACCCGCTTATGGTAAAGGCTATGCCGCTTGCCTAGAGATATGGAAAGAATATTTAAGTTTATTAAATCAGTTGCGAGATAAAGGCTTTACTGTCTTACAGATTGCACATAATGAGGTAAGAAGATATGAAGATCCATCAAGCGAACCACATGACAGACACCAAATTAAGTTGCATAGAAAAGCAGCTGACTTGGTTATAGAGCATAGTGACGCTGTGTTCTTTGCTAATTACAAGATAGGTACTATCCAAGTAAAAGGTAAAGGCGGTGGTATGACTACTAAACTTAAGCAAGGAGATAGAACTATCTTTACGCAAGAGACACCTGGATTCCAAGCTAAAAATCGTTTTGGTCTGGATAATGAGATGCCGTTTGAATGGCAGGCTATTAGAGAGCAGATGTTGAGATGAGTGAAGTAGCCGAAGTAAACGAACACTTTTGTGATGATAAGCCACAGTATGAGCAAGGACATTGTAATTACTGTGGCGCAAAAGAAGATGAGTGTTCAGAATATAAATGTTGGATTAAATAAAAAGGAGAAAAAATGGATTTAACAAATTTTAATGTAGATACGTCAAGCGAAGGCAAGACGGCAGTAGAGCCAGGCAGACACGTTTTGCATTGGCAGGGCGAAGAAGAGGCGTTAGTAGAAGGTAGAAACGGCTGGCGCGGGTGCAAGATGTATTTTGAGATTGATGGTACGAGCATCAGACTTAATCATACTTTTACTGTTGGCCACGACAACCCTAAATATGTAGATAGTGGTATCAAGTCTATGCTACTCATGGGTCAAGCAATGGGTTTACAACAACCACCAAAAGATACGTCATCAGCCTTCATGGGTAAGAGTGTATCTGCTGAACTAATTAAAGATGACAATGGTTATCTGAAGATTAACGAGGACTGGGGTAAGACTTGGCAGGCTACTAACCAAAAGCCAAAGCCAGTTGTAGAAGATGATAATATCAAAGCTGGTCCAAGTGAAGCAGACTTAGATGCAATGGGTTCAACTGTGGCGAGCGAGGATGACGCACCATTTTAACCCTAAGAACAGGCCAACGCTGTGTGCTTATTGTAAGCGCCCAGCAGGCCCGTTTTTAAAAGAAGATGGAGAACATTGGCTTGGAGCGTGCTGTATGGCTCATTTAAAAAAGATTGGAGAGGGAGAAAGACTACCCAACAAAGCACAATTAAATGATTTAGGGATAGAGTATTCCATAGCACAAACCAAAGATTTATATACAAAACTAGCAATAGAAGAAGATCAGAAACCATTACATAAATGGGAAAGGGATAATAGAAAAAGTATCTTCACAAATATAGTTAGGGAATATCTAAACTGGGCAAACGTGCAAGCCGAGTTAGATGACGAGAGAGCTGCAAATGGATTTAACAAAGTACCTGAAAAAGGGCGTAGTCTATAACGACTTAGGTTTTAGTACAGGAAAGAGTACACACGAATTAATAAACGAGATGCAAGCACAAGGATTGCTTGTAGACTTCTTAGAAATAACTGGCGAGATAATNAGAGTGCCAGTNAAAGCAATAGCATCAAAGCCTGACNNTGGTAGACAGAAGTCTGGATATTATGTAGTCAACCANGTTGGCGAACATATGTTTTGTACNTATGGTAATTGGAAAACTGGTTTTGAAGGCAAGTGGTCAAGTATAGATACTAACCAACTTAGTATTGTAGATAGACAAGNACTACAAAAACAAATGGAAGAGGCTAGTGCTAAGTCGCGAGCAGAAAGGAAACANAGACAAGATGAAGTTGCAATTGAGGTAGAAGAACGTCTTAAAATTTGCCACGAAGCAACTGAACATGAATATCTCACGAATAAAAAAGTTAAAAGTTATGGGTTGAAGCAATTAAATGGTAGGTTAATTGTTCCTGTATATAATAACATGGGACAGATCCGTTCTCTACAGTACATAGATAAAAAGGGAGAGAAAAGATTTGCTTCTGCGTCAGAAATCAAAGGTAATGTATTTTTAATTGGTACAACCCTTACCGAATTAACAAGCTTAGAAAAATTAATTTTAGTTGAAGGCTACTCAACTGCCGCTTCAGTATATGAAGCAACCCAAATTCCTGTAGCTTGTGTATTTAGTGCCAACTTCTTGTTGGATGCAGCCTCTAATTTACGCAAGCTAACAGGTGCTAGATTTATTCTCGCACTTGATAATGATGAAAGTGGAGTGGGAGAGAAGAAGGCACAAGAGTGTTGTGCAAGTGTGCCGAATACAGCAGTACGATTACCGAGCGAGCGCGGAGACTATAACGACTTATATTTAAAACATGGTTTAGATAAAGTAAGAGCCGAATTAGTGGAACACAAATTAGGAATCCAGAAGTATGCGATTCGTAACCTAGTAGGTAAGCCAGAGCCACAAAAGTTTTTAGTTGACGGACTAATTCCTATTGGTAAGCCTGGAATCCTAGCCGCAGTTGGTGGGGTAGGTAAGTCGTTAAGTGTCATACAGCTAGCGTTAGCGGTGGCGTGCGGAGGCAGGTGGTGGGGGAAAGATGTAAAAGAACATGGTAATACTGTAATTTTTTGTGCTGAAGATGATTTAATGGAAATACATAGACGTTTAGACTTGCTCGACCCTAACGGCAAGCGATTTAACTCCTCCTATGAAGTCTATGTATTTCCTGTCCCAGAACAAAAAGAACCGATGATATTGTTAAGAGAAGAAGGCATAACACCTATAGCGCAGGAGTTAGTAGAGGAGTTACAAGCCATACCAAATTTAAAGTTGGTTTGCTTTGACCCTCTCCAGGCATTTACAACAGGTAATGTTTCTAGCAGTAATGAAGCAGGCCAACTATGGGGTTCTTATTGTGCAAACATATCAGCTCGTCTTGGTTGTTCTACNCTTACTATTCATCATCTTAATAAAGGAGCATTAGCNAATGATAGTGATGATGCNATGAGCCATAGAGCAGAGATTAGAGGCGCATCAAGTATTACTGATAGTGTTAGGTGGGCAATAGCTATGTGGTTGGCGAGCGCGGAGGATTGCGAGCGTATCTGTGAAGAACAGCGCGTGACCTATGAAAGAATGAG